TTTGTACCACGAAGTTGTTTTGCAAATTCAGCAATTGGATCTTTTTCGCCCCAGTTCAAAGGAGAAGCGATTACCTTTTTACTACCAATACCATAGTAGAATTTCATTTCCGTAAATGGAAACTCTTTGTTGTATTTGAAAGGAACAACACGAACCGTTTGTTTACCAACTTGCGGTTTAAAGCGCTTTGTTTGGTTGTTTGAGCCACCACCTGATGAGGGTTGTTTTTGCATGGACTCAAGCTTTTTCTTAATAGCATCAAGATTCATAATATAACTAATTTATTTGTTTACAACTTAAATATAATAACCTTTATTTACTAAACCAAACTAGATTTCAACTATCTTGAAAATCTTTGTGTTTAGTTGCTTTATCTCATTGTGTTGAGTTAACAATATACAATTTCTGTAATGTTGCCAGTTTACTGGGAAATTTGTGTCAACTGCTCCTCCATTGAGTTTTTTAATTAACTCGTTTAGGGCATTTATTGTATATAGTGTGTTTGATTCTTTTTTTCTGTGTACCAAAATGGTATTATCGGGAATGTCGTTTACGTTGCCTTGGTCAACATTATATGTAATAACATATTCATTATTGCTTTTAACATGCAACACAAACATTTTATTGTACATAATCTAAATCATCCAAGGAAGTAAATGTGCAAAACAATCTATTGTTCATCAATAACGTATCAAATGTAAAATCATAGTCGAATTGATTATACATATGACGGGGTTGTTCCAAAGTGCTATACATAACTTTTATTCAATATTATCGTAATTTGTGCCTTTTTTAATTTTGACTTGTAATTTATATTTGTTAAATATTCCTAATATTTGAAGCATTACGTCCGGCTCACTTTTATCATAATCAAACAAAAACGAATCGTACACATATAATACGAGTTTAGTATTTTTCCCCCGCAATATTTTAAATATTTCATATAATATATTAACGTTAGTTGCGGTCTCCAAGTTTTGTAACACGTAATTTAACAACTTTTGTGGATTCATATTTTCCAGTTCGTTGTTGTAAAATTTATAATCTGAAATTGGGCATTTGATATATCCCGCATAATTAAATGATTCCCACAAATCGTCCGTATATGCTACTACTTTTTTAAAGAAGGGAAGTTCCCTATACTCTTTCCAAACTCCACCATAAAGTTGCTTAAATGTGATCTCTTTTGCTTTGGCGTAATCCACATTATACATTTTAGCGAAACTCCCATGAATATCACTACTATCAAAAGTATAGTCAAGTAAGTTAGCAAGAAGGGTAGGGTGATAAGCAGAAATATCCATCTCGATAAACGAATCATTGCGCGGTATAATAAATTTTCTTTCTCCATTGAATTTGTGTAATGCTGAAAAATTTATATTGTTAAAAGTATTTGAAGGTCTTGTTGTTAATGTGTTTAGGTTATAGTGCGTGTATATAAACTCGTTTGCTTCTTTGTCAAAGTACTGTTCAAATAACTCTTGGTCTATTTTTATACCCGCTCGTTCTAGTTGATTAAACACCAATGCCGCCTTATTGTAGAATGGATTTACCTTTGAGCTATCAAAATTAGCATAGTTCTGTTCACATACCTCATAGTGTTTTACGATCGGTACAATTGTGTTTAGATTTTGTATCTCCGGATACCTGTTGTAAATTTGTGTGTGAGCTGTTGTTGGTTGAGGTATATACGTATTGGGGGAGGGTGAGTGTTGGTAGCAATGCTTAAGAGCAAAATAATGTAAAAACTCTTTTCTATCTCTTACGTAAATGTGTTTTATACTGTTTAGTATTTTTAAACAATCCTCTATTGTTGCATTTATTGTTTCGCTATGGTTTACCGAAATAATATATCCTTTTGTATCGTTTTTTGGGCGAATATATAAAGCACACACATCGTTTTCAACAGCATGTAAGTTATGTGAGTTGGGTATTACCTCAACATAAGCTATATCATGTTTTAAACTTGCGAGTAATTCAATATGTTTGGGATCTTCTATCAGCCAGTACATGCTGTAAAGATACTAACATATTTTTAAGAACCCAAGTAATATTTTAAGAAATCACCTTTAAAGTATTGAGAAAATCCATACCATTGTAGATTTTTTTCAATTGAATATACTGATGCTTGGTTTGAAGCATATACTGTATTTTTATCACCTTGAATTTGCCAAAGTACAGAAGCTGGAGTATAAAGGTCCCAAGCAATTTGCGGTGATTGAGTAGAAAGGAGAGTAAAAGTGTTTAAATCAATTTCAATATATTTTGACTCGTTATTTCGTTTACAAAAGTATCTTGTGTACTGTCCGTTTTGTTGTTCCTGTTGAGTTGGAACATTTGGGTTAAATTGAGGAATATTTCTAGTTTGAAATGAAGAAGGAATTTGATATGTAAGAGAGGGTTGGATTGTTATTTGTTGGACAAATTCAAGAGGAGCAAATTTTTCGGTAATAGGATCTTCAGGAAAAGGAATAAGCAAAATATTAGGCTTTTGATTAGGGTTTTTACCAGAGTAAAATTGACCTGTAGATGTTTTAAAATAATATCCTGTATATTCTTGATTTGTAGTAGAAAGAAGATATTCCCCACCGTTGGTGTATAAATTAGGTTTTATTTGGGACTTCGGATAATACATTATGGTATATAATAAGTTGGGATAAATGATGGTGTCTTTCCTGAGTATTGGATTCGGGATTTAATTAAAGCTTGAACTACATCTGCTACATGTATGGTAACTGAACTTCTATTTATACCTACATTACCATAATAAGAAGTATTACCTCCACCATACTGAACTGTGCCGACTTGGGTGCCATTTGACAACCATACTGTTGGCATTGCTGCCCATATTTTGGCTATATCATTTACAGCTTTTGCTAGTTCACTCATACTACCACCATTAGTTCCGTTTAAATAATTTTTTACACTATCGTATGAGGATTCAAGTAATAAGTAATCTACTACAATTTCTTGATTTGCCTTAGTATAATTTTGATTAGATATTCCTTTAGCATTAGCTATACTTTTTAAAGTAGTTGGGATAGTTTGGTATCTTCCCATAGCAAATATATTTAAATTTTGGGTTCCTGTTCCTTTATATGGTTTAGTTAGAGTGCTAATTTTAGTAGTAGTTAAGTTTATAGCTTTTGGACTATACTTTTTATTATCTGGGGCAGCGGATCTTATAGATGAACCATTAGGTCCATAGTTGTATATAAGGTATGATCCAGCTACAGCAGTATTTGAACTACTTCCCCCTTGACTTTCATACAATGCAATAAGGTTTTTAATAGGATATATTCCAGTTCCTGTAGTAAATATTGTTGGGTTATGTGGTGTAGTAAATGGAGTGTTATTATTAATAGTATTAGAAATTGCAGTAAAATTAATATCTAAAGATTTTATCTCACTTGTTTTAGGAATTACGATAGTATCTAATGTTGTTTCCCAATCGTTGTTTTGTAGTTTATGGTTTACCCCAGTAATAATAAAATCTAAAGTATCACCATATCGTGGAGGTAAAAATTCAGAATTTACTCTTAATTTATTGTAGATTTTAATACCAGAAATACCATCCATGGTTATTCCAAGTTTAAACGGAATAAAACCAACAGTTCCAGCTTGTTGAGTTGTTTTTCCTTTTTCAGCAACTAAATACTTGTAATATTCAGTAACAACAGAAATATTTTTAGAAATAATTTCTTTATCAAAATCTCCTAACTCACCATCTAAAAACGGAGTATGAGTAGTATTTAACCCATAACATTGAGCTGTTTTAGTTATAAATTGTTCTGAATAGTTAAATACTGCTTCATTTGGGTTTGTAGATGCAACATAATCAGGGTCTGGGGAGATTAATTCTTGTTTAAATCTATCAGTTAAACCTCTATTCCATATAGAAAATGCTGTTGCTTCTGTTCCTTTTACATATCCATTTGCTGTTGCTCCAACAGTAACCATTGTAGCATATTCGGGGGTTATTGTAGTTTTAAGGTCTATATTGCGAACAAAGTTTGAATCATATTCAGAGAATGATTGAAGATTTGATCGGTATTTTGATCCTTTATAACCATATAACATTAATTGGTAATCTCCACTATCGGGAGCTGTTACTCCTGGGATAGGAGTGGAGTCGATAATTTTTAAAGTAACTTCATCTTTATCCAAGACAGGTTCAAGGTTATTAACTCCTCCTAAAGCTTTATTTAATCCAGTACAAATAGTGGATATAAATCCATATATGTTTACATCTCCTCTATCATTAATATTTGAATCTAATGAATTAATTATAAATTCAAAATTCAGATAAATATTCATAAGGTAAGCATAATTGGGGTTTTCACTTGCCCCTTTATCAGCTACCCTAAAATATGGTAATTCACTTAATACTTTATCGTATTTACCACTCTTTTTTAAAAAATTATTGTTTCTAACTAAACAAACTTTAGGATCTACTGAAATTTGATTAGGGAGAGAATACATTTTATTAGACCAAAGACCAATATCTATATTAAATAAAGGTACATCTCCATTATCTGATGTAATTGTTGGGATTACTCTTTCTTGAATGTATTCTAGTAGATATTGAAAGCGCAAGTAATATTGAGGTGTTTTTGTATTAAAAACAAAAGCAGTATTAAAAGGAGCATTATCAATTGGGTTAGATACGATGTTTTTGCTACTATCTTTAATAATATATTCAGCTACCCAATCTTTAGGTCCTAGATATGATTTTTTACCTGATCTTTGAATATCATCTGTACTAACAAAACCATTAGCTTCGGGAAATACGAGTAAGTATTGGGATATTAAAAATTGATCTGCTTCATTATCCGGGTCTTCACCTGAAAATGTTTTAGTTTGTTCTATCCATGAGTATTCTCCTGTAGAAGGATCGTAAACATCTCTTCTCCTAAAGTTATATATTTTAGTGTATGTTGTTAAAGTAGAATCACCATTGGCTAAAAAATTTCCTACATCTACGGTATTTGTATTTTCATGACTAATAGTAAGTTTTCTAGATGTAGGACCAAAACGTTTAAATAACCATAACATTGAAGATATAATGTTTGATTTTTTATTGGTTTCAATTAAATCCCCAGATTCATTGCCTTCTTCAGCATCTTCAGGAACATTATATGTTGCAATATATTTAGTAAGACCTTGACTAATAGAAAGGTTAGTTTTAAGGGACTCAATAACATCACCTAAACTAATTAGTGTTAAATCAATATCATAAGAACCATCAGGGTTAAATGTCCAACTAAAATTGGATATTATTGCTAACATCCCATCATAGTTCCCTGAATATTTTCTTTTATAAGATTTAATAAGGGGGTTAGTGGTGCCTCCTATGAAGTCTAAATATGAGCGTTTACCTTCAAGTTTAAAGAATTTATCTTCAATGATAGTATTGCGAACAATTTTTTTATTTACTCCATCATCTGTATAAAGACTATTACCCCATTCTAAAAGAACAGTATAACCTAATCTCATATACAAAATATCTAAAATATCAAGTTGTTGACGATTTTGTGCTTTAATTTTAATAAATGCTTTTTCTAATGAACCACGGTTTAATGCTTTTATTTCAGCACTTATAATACCAGGCATAGGAGCATATCCAGCATCAGCTGTGTGTAAACCTAGAGAGTTTAAGTTTCTACTATATATGTAAGAACTATCTTCAGCATCTCGAGCTATAGAATCATTACCAAAAGAGGGTGGGTTAAAACCTTCTCGTTGAGATAAAGTTCCATTATTGTATTGGGATATTCCAGCATGTAAAACATATTTTTTAGCTAGACCTATCCCACTTAGGTTACTTCTTTCAGATTCAGTAAAACCTAAATCTTTTAATTTTTGCATTCCTGGTCCATCGGGGTCAATGGAAACTCCAGAAGCTAACTTAATCCATGCTGTATTGGAATTTAATATATTGATTTGATCAGGATTTCGCTCATTTTCATTAAATCTAACCCCACTTCCATGAAGTGCTTGCCTAGCGTTTATTTGATCAATTACATATCCATCTAAAGGTTGCCCTATTATATTTCCCATAACCTATACTGTTCCGTTTAGTGCATTGTATTGAGATAAAATATCTGCTACTCTTTGTGGAGCAGGAATTCTAATTTGAGCTCCTACTCTTGGATAAAGTGAATCAGATGGTTGACTTGAATTTGCTCTGTTTATGATCCACCACAATGAAGAATCACCATAATAATTTAAAGCTAAAATATCAAATCTATCTCCTCGGGTAGTATAAACATAAAGATCTGTTTCTCCAAGGGGAATTGAAGGATATTTTACTACAATATATCTTCTTTTAGGATCTTCAACTGTAGAAATAACTGGTATGTTAGTGTATCTAGCCATTAGGATAATAATAATTCATCACTTTGTGGAAGGGTATTTAATGAAATGTTTGTAGATCCAGCATTATTACTAGCAATTGAATTTCTGCCTTCTTCATCATAATTTGTTACATCAGGACGTAGTTGATCAATGAATTTTTGATTTCCTGGTTGAAGTAAACGTTCACTGTTTGTTCCAAGTTGATCATTTGTAAATGATTGTTTTTCTGGTCGGAATGTATGAATAGGAGTAAATTGGAAATTGGTTACTCGAATAATATGAGGTAATTGGCGAACAGATTTTGGGTCTGCGGGATCACCCTCTACATTTATTCCAATTTCCCAAGGTGATTCTTCAGGAACATCATATGTTAATTGAGTAATAATTCCTGGTTGTTCATGGACATATCCACCTAATGTTAAGTATGCAATATTTCCAGCCATATATCCTGAAGTTACACTGTCAAGGTATTCAGGAGCAAGTGAGGAGGCAAGGAAATTTAATTTATCATACATTGCTGTTATCTCTTGTTTAGATTGGGCAGCAACAGTAAATGACATATTAATAGTTCTATCAAACCCTTTATATTTATAAAATTTTTCAGCACGTCCCATGTAATTTATAGGATTCCATTCAGCACTGTAATTATCTGAGAATGAATCTATAAATGCTCTAAAATGCATGTATTTTTTAAATGGGCCTCCATTTTGTAAATCATTATTTAAAATAGCAATATAAAACGGAAGTATATCATTTAATTCTGGGGCTCTACCGTATTCTGATTCGGCATTAACTGCATTTTTGTAAATATAAGAAGCATTTACTTTATCTACTGCTGTTGAAACACCGTTAATCCTGCTCCCTATATCATAATTTGATCTGTCTCTTGATATTCCACCAGGATTACTAAGACCTAATTTTCTTTCAATATTTTGAGTTACATAATTTGGAGCTAAACTTAAAAAACGATTTTGAGGTCCTCCTGTCGGATTTAATTCTTGTCTAAAATCTTTTCTAGTTAAACTTAAAGTATCTATTGATCCTGTAGGTGGGTTTAAAATCAATTCTGCACCCCAAGTTCTGAATGGGTTTTTAGGGGTGTTACTTTGAGCATTATTATTTAATGTTTTTAATGGAACACCGGTATTAGTTGTTGCAAACCCTATACTAGTACTTCCAACACCTAATACTGAACCTGGTCCTCCTGTGTATCTCATTAATGTAGATTCATCAGGGGCCATACTATATCCATTAACAGATCCGTATTCTAAAAACGGGTTTGTTGGAGGATTAATGATAAGTTTTTGGAGATTGGTTAACCTATCAGATATAGAACCATTAATATCCCAATTATCAATTTTTTCAGTTATTACTCCTTGATAAGTTTTTATATTAGCACCAGGAAAAGCACCTGTAGGATCAAGTCCTTGTTTGTTAACATGGTTTCCTAAAAATCCAATACCTGCTTGAGTTAAAGTAGATAATGGTGTATAAACTCCTTCATTTACTGCACTACCTAAATATGCTGCTCCAAAAGATGCTTCAGTTTTAGTACCTGTTCTAGATAAAATATTTTGTTTTGTAACAAATAAAGCACCTACTGGATTGTCAATATCTGTAAGGTATTTAGTTAAGCGAGAAACATCTTCAGCAGCTGCTATTGGGCCTAAAATACCACCTCTTAGAATAAAGTCATTATAGAAAGGGGTTTCCTTACTATTTTCATTTAATGGAAGAGGATTTTTTACAATATAGGGTTGTTTACTTGAACCACCGTTAGCTCGGTCATTTCCAAAGGGGATTTCCCTAGGATTAATGTTATTAGGGGAATAACTTCCTACATATTGATTTTGCCAATAAAATTCAAAGTTCCCCGGGTTGGTTAAAAGTGTAAATAACCCCATTTAATTAACTTATTGAGGTAAATTATTCAAATAAGGTAAGCCTTGTCCACCAGGTGATACAGGTGGTACAATTCCATTTGTATCTAGTAATGAAGGTTGTGGAATTTGGTTACCTACACCATCAAGATAAGCATTATATTGGCTATTTACCAACGTAGCATTTGCTCCATCCAATGAATATCCTGGTTGGTCTCCATCAGCATGTAGTTTTGATTGTGGAGTTGCTAGCGGGTTAACTGGTGGTGTAGTTCCGTTGTAGGCTGTTAATGCAGAGCCTTGAGTAGTTAGCATGTCATATAGTCCCATAGTAATTTATTTTATTATAAATATTGTGTTATTGTAGAAGTCTGTTTGCTTCTTGTCGAGCACTACCTAATTTATTAGAATACGTTTTTTCAATTTTAGTTATAGCATTAGCTAACACTTGACCATCTAATATTAAATTAGCATTTAATTGAGTATCTCCACCGCCACCACCATTATTTATTAAGCTAAATAGTTTAGCTTGTTGTCTTCTATTTAATACCATTTCACCTGAATTGGCATTAATTTTAACATTATCTCCTACTAATGAATTACCTCCAACGATACCACCAGAAGCATAATTTGTTTTAGTAGCTTTTCTTTCAGCAGCTTCAGAAGCACTATTAAAAGCACTCATAATCCCCATTAGACCAGCAATAACTGCTACAGCGCCTGCACCAAGGGTAAGTGCTGAGACTGTGGTTGCGGTTCCTGCTGCTAGTGTTCCAGCAGCAACACCTGCTAATACTAATTGTCTAAGAAAAGATGCCATGCTTAATGCCGCTAAAGTAAGACCAATATTTGTAATGACTCTAGCTAATCCAGTTCCATTAACTAACATTTCAGCTAATCCATTTGCTAATTTCATAGCAGGTCCTTCTACAAGAGAAGCTAGTGAATCTTTAATAGATTCTACAGCAGCTTGAAATTTAGTTTCAGCATCTACTGCTTCAAGAGCAGCACTTATATTACCTTCATTAGCTGCAGCTCTTTCTAATTGCTGAGCTTTTTCTATTTCTCCAATTGATTTATAATATGCTAATTTTTCTTCTAAACGTTTTTTATCTTCTACACTTAATCTTTTTAAGTTTTCTTGATGCATGATTGAATTAGCCAATTCATCAGCACTCATATTTAATGCTTTAGCTAATGATTCTTGTTGGATAACATTCATAGCAGCAAATCCTGCTGAGCCACCCATATTTTCTGCAATTAAAGCTGTAGCTTCTGCAGATTTACCATTTAATGCAAGTAAACGTGCTTGTTCTAAGTTAAGGTCTCTACCAATTAATAATTCTGCTGATAATTCATTCTCAATTGATTCTTCAAAATTTAATAATCCTTCAGCTATTTGTTTAGTTTTTTCTAATGAAAATCCTAATTTATTAGCTTGAACAGTAGCAGCAACTAATTGTTTAACGTTATTTCCGTATTGTAAGCGTAATTGACCTGAAATTTTAGAAACATCTTGTAATATTTTTTTAGAATCTAAAAGTGTTCCTGATTGTTTTTTAAAGGTATTTACTTGTGATACTACTTCTTTAGTAATATCATCTTGAGTCATATTATTTTGACGAGCTAAAACATATAAAGCTTGACTTTCTTCAACAGATAAACCAAGTTGTTTAGTTAATTTGATTTGGTTTTGAATTTCTTCATTAGTAACTCTAGATACGGCACCAAAAGAAACACCTAATTGATTAGCAGCATCTGTTTGATTTTGTAAAGTAGATAATGCAGCCTCATAACCATCAACTAATTGTGTTTGGGTTCTATTCATTGCCCCAAACGATTTATGCATCATCTCAGCTTCAGTTCTACTAAGATAAAGCGTTTTTTGGAGAGATGTTGTTTGTTTGTCAAGTTTAAAACCTAACTTAAGTAGTTCTTGGAATGCTTTTACCATTAAACCAATTACTACTAAAGGATCTGTTAAAGATGATAATAAACTTTTACCTACACTTGCTAAACCAGCACCCATTACTTGGAAAGCATTACCTCCGGCTTTAGCTTTTTCTCTAGCAATGTCTAATGCTTCATTAGTTTTAAGTAATGGTCCTACTATAGGAATTTTACTCATTCCCATAAGTAAAGCACCAGTAACACCTAATTTTTTATTTATTTCTTTTTCTTCTTTAATTCGTTCTTTAAGAAGTTTATTTGTTCGTTCGTATACAGTAAAACCTTCTTTAGCAGCTTCAAGAATAGCTCTTTCTTCTTCAGATAAATCACGTCTAAAAGATAAATTTGTATGAGCAAGATCTACAATACCTTTATCTTGGGCTAATTGTTTTGCAGCAGCTCTTGCTTGGTTTTCTAATATACTAAGTTTACTTTTTTCTGTTTTTAATTGATCTATATTTAAATCATTATACCCTTGCTGGTCATATTTGAGTTTTGAGGCTATAGATTCAAGTCCTTTAAATGCTTTAGTAGCATCTTTTGTAGATTTATTTCCTTTCTCTAATTCACCAACTATTGCTTTAATTTCACCTAATATCCCAGAAAAACCTTTATTCATATCAGCAACATCATTTTTGATGTTGTTTAAAAGACTTTGATATGTATCTAAACTAGCATTTATAGCATCTAATCCTTTTAATTGATCTTGATAGGATTTAGCACTTGCTTTGTCAAGTCTAGCAATTTCTTCCTTTATGCGTTTTTGTATTTCGTCCTTTTCAGCCATTCAGAATATTTTGTTATAAATATTAAAGATTAATATTTTTAGCCGTACTTAGGTGGTTTTTTAGCATTTTTAACCTGTTGTAATAATTCAGGTACTTTTACTTTACCATCAGAACCGATTACAGTTTGTCTTCCTCCGCTGCTTTGTTTTCCTTCAGCGGCATCTTTTTGTTCTTCGTAATAATTCCTTATTTCGTTAAAAGTAAATTTACGAAGCCAAATAGGCATGTTGTAGATTGTATTCCAATCATAGCCTCCTTTTCCGTGGAAAACTATTTCGTGGATTTGTTTAAATAGATTAGCTCTGACTTGAGGAACTATATCATATGTCAGGCCAAAAAAACTTAAGCCCAATTGGGAGATTGACTCTAGTGTCGCTGCCGTTGGGAAAAAAAGTTAGATCAACATCGGGCTGAATCTCGCGAATATATTCTCTTAATGCTCGAGAATCTTGTGCGAGTAAAAACCCGTCTACAAATTCTCGAACTACTTTTCGATCTCGTTCTCCATTTACTGAGAGGATTATGTGTTTTAATCGAGTTGAGAGTTCAGGAGAGGAATCTTTATTAATTTTCTTTAAACCTTCTAGTTCACGATTAATTTCTTGTTCGTCTTTATGGGTTAAAAGTTTAAAGGTAATTGTATTTTTTGATTTAGGAAGAACAAATTCAAATTCATTTGTGCGGGAAGCAAATAGATTTTCATCTAGTGGTTTATTATCTAGAGTAGTTAAATCTACTGTGTGTTCTTCGTTACCATAAGTAAAAGTATATTCGTTACCATAACCTAAAATACGAGATGCAACCATGATTGCATTTTTGTCACCAATTAATAGATCATCATAATTGATTTTAGACACAATTAATGATTTCATCAATTTATCAAGTACTGTACCGTTTTGAATATATGATTGGTTTGTAAGGATATCTTCTTCCTTAGCAGTCATGTATTTCATTTCAATAACACCTTTTGCTAATTCAGAATCTTCAGGATAAAGTAAACCTTTAGAAGGTAATTCGATAGTTTCAGTTGGTAACTTAAATTCGCTCATAATTTTTATTTATTATAACTTAATTGTCCTATATACATATATTAAAGAGCAGAAATATTATCAGGATTCACATTAAATGATAATACTCCTTCTACTTTTAATATAGCTTTGCGGATATCTTCCATTTTTGAACGGTCGAATCCACTAGATGCAATCCATGGATGACCATCTACTTTAACGGTCATTATAGATTGAAATTTTTCTGTATCTTGCTCACTATATTCCATTGGTTCTTTTACAGATGCTACTGTAACACCTGGAATGGAACGAATATCTGAGAAAATTTCTTTTTGAGGGCGTTTTTTAATGTTGGTAATGAGCATACCTACCATTTTGAATTTGTCTTGGTATTCCTCATTTAGTCGCTTACTAAGCTCCTCTTTAACTAACGTACGTAAACTATCTAGTTTCATATGGTTATAAATATTGGCCTATCGAACAAGATTGATATTTCCTATTATTACTTGATCATTATCCGTTTCTTTAAAACCAAATTGGATTTTATATGTATATGATCCTACAGGACATGGTATATTATTATATGTTCCATCCCAATATTCTGCAGAATTATATGATTCATATATTAATTCTCCCCAACGATTAAATATTACTAAATAAAAATCATATGGATCAAATCCATTTGTAAATACAGGTTGAAAAACATTATTATGTTCATTTCCATCAGGTGTAAATGAATTAGGAACATAAAATAATAATTCAGGACAACGTGCTACTGTAATTATTGTTTCTTGAACAGGTGAAACACACCCATTTGAATAATGAATTACTGATAAAGGAAACATTCCTGGGGTTTCAAATGAAATAGAAATATCATCTTGTTGATATGTTGTTCCCATGAATGTCCATTCGTTATATCCAGGTAAATTTGATAAAGCAGTAAATAGAGTTACAATAGAATCACCTTCACAAACTTGGTAAAATGGATTATATGGAGAAATTGAATCAAGAGTTGGTTGAGGGTTAACTATTACTGTTGTTGTTGTATCAAATGTACATCCACTTAAAGTATATTCATAATTAATAACATTAGTTCCTATTGCGTTTGAAGGGTAAAAATCATTACCTGTAATACCTACACCACTAAGTATTCCTCCAACAGGATTTACGTTTAAAGTAACAAATTCGTCGTATTCACAAAATGGTCCTATAGGATCAATTGTAGGTAAAACATTTAAAATAAATAAATCAATAGTTACAGGCAATCCAGTACATCCATTTTCTTCAGGAGTTACTTGAATAGCTCCAGGAATAAATCCTCCAGGAAATGAGCTAAAATCTACTGTAATGATATTAGTTCCTTGTCCTGAAGTGATAGGAGCAACACTACTCCAAAGGTAATTGTAAGTAGGTTGAGAGGGAACACTATACATTTCATATGAACTTAAATAACATATAGTATCTAATCCACTAATAGGTCCAGTTGACGGAATTGGAGGACCAGGTACAACTAATACAGTATCAGGACCTAAACTAGCTCCTCCATTACAAGCAGACCAACCAGCATTACAAATTGGGTATGTTAAATGACAAGTATATTGAGTTGGTCCATTTGGAGTTACATTAATAGTAGGACCTGTTCCAATTGGATTTGGATTACCTACTTGATACCATGTTAAAGTAGGTACAACTACAGGACCTGTTGGTGTCCATCTATATGCGTCGTTTGTTGCAGTCCAAGCAGTTGAATTTCTACCAGGCACAGCAATTCCTATAGTACCTGCAGCATTATGAATTCCTTGAGTTGCTGTGCCTCCTTGCCATTGCAAACAAGCTGGTTTATTTTGAATATAGTTTTCGATGTAGTTAGATGATTCATAAATTATAATATGAAATGTACCTTGGTTTCCTGTACAACTAAACATTGGCATATTTGTCCAACTTACTGTTAACTTTCTACAAGGTGCAACCCCACTAGTTTGATATCTAATTTGTCCTCCAACACCAGGATGCCAATCTTGCCAAGGACCCATAATGCAATTTTTAGGCACTAAAAAATTACCTGTAGGAATTGTTTGAGTAGTAAATGTTGTTGGTTGGCCTGGGGAAAATGAAATCCACCCATTTGAACCTACATAAAATTGTGTATATGTTTGTCCAAAAAAGCAAAATGTAAATCCAATATTAAATGGGCCTTGCTGAGAATCATCAGTCATGAATAACTGAGTTCCTGTATTGGTTTGATTTGTATATGCAATTGGGCTTGCACTATAATTTGTTGTTTGATTAGGGTTTGTTCCTGTACCACATTGACTTAAATTTGCGGTTAAAGTAGTTGATCCTATACCACAAGGTAATATTTGATCAGGTCCTAAAGATGGACAATATTGGCTATATCCTATATTAGCTAATAATAAAAGTGCAATTAATTTTTTCATAAGTACAATATATAAAAGAAAAAGAAAAGCCCCAAATTTCTTTGGAGCTTTTATATACTTTGTTGTTTTGTTCTTAGTAGTTCAAGATACAGTAGTCAGGTTGTACAGTTACTTGGATATTTACTGCTTGACCATCATCATCCCAGCTATAATCACCGAAGTTAGCTTCTGTAATAACTGCTCCTTTAATTACCCATTCAGAAACGATATCACCTACAGGACCTAATACGTTGAATCGGATATCTTTTTTATAGAAATCTGAGTAACCGTCACGGCCTGTTACTGATTCGTGACCTAAACGTACCCATTCCATTACTGCTTGTGCACCACTTGGAGTAATTGATTCATATAATGTAAATTGAATCGTGTTCCAAATAGTTTTTCCTTTTACATATCGTTGGATGTTGATATGGTTAAGAGCAACTGCAGTTTGTGTTAAAGATACAGCACCTACTCCTTTTACTAAGTATGCAGGGACACCATCCATATAAAGGATAAAACGGTTGGATTGTTTAGGTTCAAACGCTGTGAAAAATATTTCGTTTGGATTTAGAATTGGCATTTTGCTTCTATTTTAATTTATTATAAATATTCCGTTTTTTATTTTTTTATACAGGGAATTGAGCACCTGTTGGTTGTAAAATAAAGTCTAACGAAATGAATTCAGCTGTGCGGGTAGGTTGAATATAAATTTGTCCTACTAATTGATTTTGATCAATTACTGCTGGTCCATTATTTGAATCATCCATTACAACTCTAAAGGCATACAATCCTTGTTTTTGTTGAATTGCTTCTAGGTATGGGTTAACTCTTGATAAGAATGAATTTCTTGTAGAAATAGTATTTTGTTCAAATACAATTGTATCTGCAATTTGTTTGATATAAGCTTTCAATTCAATCATTAAACGACGTACGTTTACACGATCAAGAGCAGATTGAGCTTTTTGTAGTGTTTTCTGACCATATACTACTACACCTTGTTGAGGGAGTGTTGCAATTGGGTTAATATTATTGCTGTATAATGTGTCGCGATTACCTTGTGTAAGTTTATATTCAGCTTGAAGAACTGTGCTTAATCCACCGCGGTTAATACCTGCTGGTGCAAACCAAGGAGCAGCTACTTTATCATTAAATGCATATACACCTGGAATTACGGTTGAAGCTGGAGCCCAAACATGTTTTCCTGTTCCTGGGTCAATGATGCGAACCCAAGGCCAATAAGTAGCAGCATATGAAGTATCACGCATTTGAGCTTGTGTTACTGCTTCTGGAAGTTTAGTACCGTATATTCCTAAATCCATCACATACATACTATCACCTCTTGCAATTGTATTTGAGATAATATTTGTAACTTGTTCTGTATGAGTATCGTTTAATAGACCAGGAGTAAATAATACGTTAAATTGATATTCTTCAGGATTACCTAAAAGTGTAATCATATTATTATAATCATCACCTATTAATCCTTGTGTATTAACACCAATTTCATCATATAATTTAATTGAACCACTTACATCTCCTCCAGCATTTCTAAATGACCCACCAGCTGAACCACTACCATTTACTGGGATAGATCCTGTATAGGCTACTATTGCAACACCATTTGCATCAAAATAATTTGGTGTAGGATAATTAACTGATTTTACACGAACATATTTTGAATTATTTGGAAAGCTTCCAGATAATTCCATTTGTTGTGTAGTAGAATTATATTGAAGTTTTTGATCACCAATTACTCTAGAAATATAGCGGTTTGAATTTGGATCTAATGTTAAATTATTCCATGCCTCTAATACTACTTTATTAGACTCAATATCATTACCACGTCTAATTAATACGTTAAATGTACCTGAACCAGTGTTAGCATTTGTAATTTCCCAACGAATATTAGCAACTGATCCTGAGTTTAATGATCCTGAAGCTCCAAGTGTATTTGAACCTGAGTTATTCATAAGAACTCCTTCAGAAATCGTTTCTAAAGAAAAAGATGAAGAGGTAAAAATATTAGGAATTGGGGTGCTAACTGCAGACGAATAAGAACCACTTGCTACACGAGCAACTAATAATGAAGTTCCTCCATAATTAAAATAATTGTAAGCAGCAATTGAAGTTAAATAAGAATAAGAGTTACCACCACTAATAAAAGTATCTCCAAACAATGTTACAAAGTCTGAATAAGTTGTTACAAGTACTGGTTTTTCATATGGGCCTTTAACTGTAGGGCCTATAATAGCAGCACCTGCTTGTACTGGTTGGCCAGTTAAGAAAGTGTTGTCTATTTCGCTAATTGCTACTCCAGGAGAAGTTGTGAAATTTGCCATCGTATTTTTTATTATAAATATCTAAAATTTCCTTAAAATGTGCTATTAAACAGGAAATGTTGCACCAGTAGGTAATATATTGAAATCAAGTATGATAAATTCAGCTGTTCTAGTAGGTTGTAAATAAATTTGTCCTACCATTTGATTATTATCTACTACTTGAGGTGGGTTGTTAGATTCATCCATTACCACTCTAAACGCGGTTAAACCTTGTTGCTGTTGAACAGATGCTAAATATGAACTGATAATAGATGAAAAATTACTACGAGTAACAGCATCATTTTGTTCAAATACAAATGTATCAGCAACTTGAGAAATATAGCTTTTAAGTTCAATCAATAAACGACGTACGTTAATACGGTCTAAAGAACTTTTTTTCTTTTGTAATGTCTTTTGTCCAAATACTACTATACCAGTATTAGGATAAGTAGCAATAGGATTAATATTTGCTTGATATAATGTATCTCTATTATTTTGAGTTAATACACGTTCTGCTTGAATAGTAGTAGTTAATACTCCTCTATTAATACCTGCAGGAGCAAACCAAGGAGCAGCAACATTATCATTAAAAGCATATACTCCAGGAACTACAGCAGACGCAGGTACCCAAACTTGATTAGCTGTATTTGGATCAATTGTTTTAACCCAAGGCCAGTAAGTAGCAGCATATGAAGTATCATACCCGGCAACATTAGATAATACACTACCGATTTGAGAGTTATATAATGAAGAATCAAATACTACCATCATATCACCTCTATTTTGAGCAGTGTCAATCATAGAAGTAATAGCAGAAGCAGCTACACCACCCATACTAGATATTAACCCAGGAGCAACTAATAAATTATAGTTATATGCATCTTTATTAGCTAATAATAAAATAGATTCAGTATATGCACTAGCTGGGATACCTTGGATATTATTGGTAGTTGTGATAGTTTCATAATATTTGTTGTCACCTCCATAGAATAATTTTCCTGTAGCATCACCAAAAGAACCACTTGAAAAATATGGAATTGAACCTGTAAATTCTGGTTTAGGGATTCCATTATTGTCAAAGTAATTTGGTGTTGGAGTATTTACTTGTTTTACTCTAACATATTTTGAAACATTGGCATAATTTCCAACCAATTCAACATAATATTCACCTGTTGAAGGATCAAATTGAATTGTTTCAACTTGATTACCTATTACTTTTTCGATATAGTTTGGTGAGTTCGTATCTAAAGATAATGGACCCCATGATTCTAAAACAGACGGAGAAATAACAGTATCATTTCCTTGACGAATTAAAAGATAAAATGTTCCATCATTTACATTAGGAGAAGTAATCTGCCATCTATAGTTTTCACTTGATCCTGAAAGAAGGGTATTGTTTTGACCTACTGGGCCAGTACTATTCATGATTTCTCCTTCAGATATGGTCTCTAGGATAAATGCTTCAGTGTTTGTACCACCAGTATAATACACAATTGTACTTCCTGAAATGTAGTAAGATGAATTTCCAGCTAAACCATTTGGGTTAGTGGAAGTTATAGTCATAGTAGGAGCATTAAATGAAGCACTACTATTAATAGTTGTATTTGTGTAAAAGTTAGTTGGGTTGGATGGAATTACACCTGAAGATGTAGCATTATTAAATACTTCTTGAGTTGTTGATCCTGAAAGGATTACATCTATACCATTAAATGAAGCTGTATAAGCAACTGTTACTGCATTAGTTAAATCAAGAGTAGCAGATGCTGAAGTAGCTGCTGTTGATGAAGGAATTAAAGATGAAGTAGCAGAAGTAAATGATCCAGTTACAACACGAGTTACTAAAAGTGAAGTTCCACCACTATTAAAATAGTTATAAGCAGCAATAGAAGTAAAATAAGTATAAGTAGTACTTCCACTTAAAAAAGTAGCACCAAACTTATTTAAATAATCACTATATGAAGTTACTAGAGTAGGAATTCCTACTTTACCTTTAACGGTTGGGCCAATGATAGCAGCACCTGCTTGTACAGGTTGTTGAGTTACAAATGATTGGTCGTTCTCTATTGCTAATACACCAGGTGAGACAATTGTTTCTGCCATTATAAATTATTTTATTATAAATATGGTGTATTTCAACCCAGATTAATTAATCAAGGTAATTTCACCGTCTTCTGGGTTGATATTAACTCGTCCATATTTAGTAAGCATAGAATCAGTAAATTCTTTTTCTTTAGCAGATAAGTCGTTTAAAAATTGTTTTGCATTATTGTGGCGATTTTCTACTTGAATTTTAATTAATTCAATTTCACCTAACTCAGAAATAAGAGCACGGGTATTTGATTGAATTTCTTTTAATGTTGTTAATTCTTCTTCTGTTAAGAACTTTTTTTCTGAAACGATTGACATGTATTATATAGTTTAATAAATTACAAATTAATTTGAATCGACCCACCATCTACTTCCAAAGAAAGTAAATGTTTTTCTAGTAAACGCTGTATTTGGGAATGCATAAGATGAAAGACCATTTATAAGGAATCCACCTAATGGCTGAACAGTAAATGAAGGTGTGAGTTCAGTTCTCATTATTACTATTTGCATATTTGCTACTGGTGACGCTGGAAGATAAATAATTCCCCCAGGTGAAGATGGAGCAACAAATACTACATGATCAGTAACTAAAAGTGTTGGGTCTAATGCTGAGTCTGTTTGGCGGGTATTTGGTCTATATCCTCCACCTACAGTTAAGTTTTGAGTAAGAGCTACTGATCCAGTAACTTGGAATGTAGAGCCAGAAGCAAATATTAAATTTGATCTTGAAGCATTATTTGTTCCATTTCCTACAATAAATGCCGAAGCATTTGCTGAAGATAAATTATAAGCTCCAGCAATGTGTTGGTAAGTTCCACCTGCTGTAGTTCCTAATCCATTAGTATGAGAATAGTCTGCTGATGCTGTTGTAGCATATCCTTCAGCATGAGAATAATTTCCAAGTGCAATTGAAAGATGTCCTTCAGCATGTGAAGCTATTCCTGATGTTCTTGTTTGGTATCCTTCAGCATGTGAAAATCCCCCAGCGGCAACAGTAACTCCTCCTTCAGCATGGGAAGCATTTGCTATTGCTTGTGTTGATGCTCCTTCGGCATGTGAACCAGATTCTGTTGCTCTAGCACCATTTCCTTCAGCATGTGAATGATGACCTATTGCTTTAGTTTGCCATCCCTCAGCATGAGAAAGCTCAGCTGATGCTGTTGTAAAGTATCCTTCAGCATGTGAATAAAGACCACTAGCTAAAGTACCGAATCCTTCAGCATGAGAAGCACCTCCAGTTGAACGGGTATCTTTTCCTTCTGCATGGGAATAATTTCCAAGAGCTGATGGTCCACTACCATGCTGTAAACTTTCACTTGGGTAAACATATTGGAAACTTATACTTGCTCCAAAAGCACTTGCACTATTATATTGGACATATTGATCAGAAGGAGCAACATTGTTTACACTACTGCTGATAATAGTTTGGTTAATAGTACTGTTGTTAATAGTATTGTTTACTGTACTGCTTGTAATACTTTGAGTAATACTACTTGTATAAAAGTTATTAACGGCAAAAGCAGATGATGCAGTATAATATACTAATCCAGTAACATCATCATATAATAAAACACTGTTTTGAGGTACATTAGATAGTCCATTGATAGCAACAGAACCTGTTACAACTAAAGACCCGGATAATGTAATATCATAAGCTTCAGTTCCAGTAAATGCATCTACTGATTGAGAAACATGCCAAGATTGAATAGTATAGTTTTGTACTACCTCATCTACAGTAGGAGTAAATATTTTCTGTAATGTGTTTGCCATTTAAATATTTTATTATAAATATTGTCAGGCTTGTAAATTATTCAAATTACTATTAATAGCTGTTTTATATATCTCTGGTAAGTCTTTATCTTTTAATTCTTTAAATAAATCTAATGATTCATTCCATAACCCAATCCACCATGCACATACGGCTTTTTCAAATGTAAATCCTAATTTACCAGGATATTCTACATCGGTTACTGTATTAGGTTCATCAGTAGCAAATTCGTGCGATGTTACAGCCATAGTATAACCTTCCTGCCAATCTTTATTTCGTTCATATATTCTACATAGTAAAAAATATGCTTCTGGGCGTTTAGGTAAAATGGATATAGCTCGTAATAAAATACCTTTAATAGTAAATATACGATTACCTTGTTTTTCAAAACATAATGCCATTCGCATTAATGCTTCATATTGAAGATTTTTATCATGTCCAAATTCAGTACTACGAAGATAAAAACCAGCAGCGGATGCTGTTTGACCTTGTTGTTCATAACTCCACCCCAAATTAAAGTTAATTGATTGATTTTTAGGATCTTTTATATATTTTTGTAACCAATATTGTAGTGTCATAATTATTTTTTATCAGGTGATACTGCATTTTCACATCCTTGACATAAGGAAAAACATTGTAGTGGTCTAGGAATTACATCTTCATAATCTTGTTCAAATATATTTCCTAAAATATGTTTTAAACCGTAATCCATACAACATAATGAAACATCTCCATTAGGTAATACAACATTATGGTATAAATCTTCAACACAACCACAAGTCATAGGTTTATCACCATGATCCATGTGCTGGAATCGGTCTTTATATTTTTCTAGTTCGGGTTTAATGATGGCTTCGCCTAATAGGTTACCTGCTCTAGACCAAAATGTAGGAACATGTACTTCAGGCCATAAATGTTTAACACTTTCATGAACTTCTCCCATACACATAACGTAAAAGTTTTCTATATGGTTTTCAAGTTCTTTAAAACGTTCAAATACTTCAATTAAGCGAGGTGTAATTGGATGTTTAGCAATAAGTTCCTGGTCAGGGATATGTAAACATAAACCACCATTTTCTCCACCATCAAATTTAATATCTTTAATGCGTTCTACATCTTCAACTGTCATACCTACACCTGTAGTAAATGCTGCTATAGGATGACCTTGTTGTGAAGCATAAATAAGCATATCTGTACAGCGTTTATTTAACCATGGTTCAGTGAATCCGGAGAATGTTACACGTACTTCTTTAGGTAATTTATCTATTACTTTTTTAAAGTTTTCAAATGTCATTGTTTTATCTGCCTTGTAAACATTTAACAATGTTCGTTGAGGACAAAATGCACAATCAATTACACATCCTTTTGGTGGGATTGATGTAGTAAACTCTAAGGTTGGTAACGAAGTTAATCGCCAATATTCTTTTTTCTCAGATCTACGATTATCAATATAAAGTGTAATTTCGTTATAGTAATCAATAAAATGATCGTTCCATAAATCCCACTTAATATCTACTCCATCCCATGAATAAACATCAAACGTATGGAATTGTTTTAAATAAGTATCTCTAAACGTTCTGAATTTTTCTTTTAGTTCAGGGGTAGCTAAATGCCATTCACCTACAATCTTTTTAACGTTTTGTTTGATCCAAGGTAAACGTTCTGTAGTAAAAATATCATATTCACCACCCTCACAATCAATTTTCATAAAATCAATTTGTGAAACTTCATATTCTTCTAAAAAAGTATCAAATGTAATAGCATCTGCGATAGCAGTTCTACCATGAGTTTCTACAACATCTGAAAAATATAAGCCTTTAAATTCGGTTTCACCATCTACATTATTTATACCTTTATTAATTAATGTAACATTGGGATTATTTCCAATATTTTGAACCATTGTATCAAATAGCGTTTTCTTTGGTTCAAAACAATAAACATGTTTTGGTTGTTTATCTAAAATTGAAAATGTAAATGGACCCACCGATGCTCCAATATCTAAAACAATATCATCTTTTTCAATTGGAAATTTTTCTGTATAGTCTTCACGAATAAAAATTTCTTCAGTAACTGTTTCTTGAAACCATTTATTTTCAGCAATTTCTCCCCAATTAAATTCAAGTGATTTTTTTTCTGATTCAATATATTGATCAAAGAATGTTTGAGGCATTCTTAAAATATAAGCAGCATTATCCTGAAATCCGAATGTAATAAGTAAATCATCTTTATGTTCTGTTAGTCCACAACAAAATTCAACTTCACCATCCATAAAACTAAACGGTTCTGAAATGTGTTCAATGTTCCAATCTTTATCCCAGATTACAAAGCGATGCGTATATTTTCCATCTTTTTGTCCAAGTTTATTTTTAAATAAATCAACTTCATGGATAACACAAATACGTTTTCCTTTATATGGAATAATTTGTGAACTACCTCTCATATCTTGATGTTGTCCAGTTCCGGGTTTTACAACTCGTTGAAAACATTCAAGTGTTTCAGGATTTGCCTCTACTAATTCAGTAGGATTAGTCCATTTCATAAAATGGTTAGGCATATCATTGACAACCATCCAATTTTTTTCACAATAAGATGATTGATCATATGGGTGTTTAATACGACTACGTTTTACTTCTCGAACTTTACCATCTTTTATTTCAAGTTCAGACATCTCCATTCTACCTTCACCATGTGAGGTAGTATCTCGTCTAACACCACAGATATATAATTTATCGTTCCAACGAACTAAACGTCCATCTTCTAATCCAACAAATTCCCAAATAGGTGGTACATCTAATTTTGAAGTATCAATTTTTGTAAATGATTTAACTTCTAAATCATCAGTTACTTCACAAAAATAATTTGTTGTACGTAAATGTAGGTCATTTTCGGGATTTAGGTATGCTAATGGGCCCCAACGATTGATATATAATTGTTCTCCTTCACAATGGTATAATGTATAATTTACATGGCGTAAATTCATTATAAGTTTGCCATTGTCATTGTAAATAGAGGGATTCATTAACCCTGTTCCATTTGTTTGATCAGCGGGGATAATAATGGGATGGATAGAACCATTATTTTTTAAAACCTTTTTAACAAAATTTGAATTCATACGTTGAATGTATGATAAATATTTTAAATATCCAAATTATCTTGGACACGAACCAACAGGAAAAAAACTATTTGCCCCATCATAAAAATAGATTGTTGTACCATCTGAATAAAATCCTGTAGGGGCATAAGTAACACCACATTGTCCAGGGATATATAATGCTCCAGTAGAAGAATCTTGGTCCCAAACAATAGGAAAATTAGTACATGCTGCTTCCATTGGATCTCTTCTTCCATCTGAGTAACCTAATGCTATAGGTGTACAAGTTGGGGCATGGGTAACTGGAACACCACCAATGTTCGAAACGGAGCTCCAAGAAACTCCGTTTAATAAACTAATGTTATTAAAATCTATTCCGTTAATTGAAGGCATAATCTATATTATTATAATGCTATCCAAGTATTATCAGGGTCAAATCTTACAATTACTGCATCAGATGCGTCGAAAATATTATGTCCAATTAATCTAACAAAATCACCGGTTTGTGTTGGAGCAGTTTCAGTTACATATCCAGTATTTGTTGTAGAAACATATAAAGGAGTACCTGAGGTTGCTGTACCTAATTGGTCATGGTATACTGTTGAATATATACCGTTTAATAAAACAGTAGTTATACCTTCAGCACCAGCGCTTTCAACACATATGCCTAATAACTTAGTTGCAGATTGGGTATCTGCATCTGCAGCTTCCCATGTATTACCTGTAGTTAAATGTAAAAGTTGGCCTGGGGATACAGCACCTGCTGCAGAAACATCAACTTGGCCAATTATTAACCCATTAAAATAAACTTGATCAGTCCAGTTTTGTAAATCTGGGTATCTATTAACTGAACTTACACCTTGTCTAACGACTGGGCCACCACTTATTGCACTGATATCAACACCACCAGCATAAAAAGTTGTTCCACTACTCATCCATCTAAGGTAATTTGAATTTCCATTTAATTCAGTATTACCAACTAATGCAAGAGTGCTACCATCAAATGTTAAATTAGCTTCACCATTAATTGATGAGCCACCTGTTGCTGTAAGAACATAATTATCTGTATTATTTGTAATTGATGCCGCTCCAGTTGCACCTTGTGCACCTGTTGTTCCTTGGGTACCAGTTCCTGTTGTACCTTGGGCTCCAGTTGTTCCTTGTGCTCCGGTAGATCCAGTTGCTCCAGTAGTTCCTTGTGCACCTGTTGCTCCTGTTGCTCCAGTTGTTCCTTGTGCACCTGTTGCTCCTTGGGTACCTGTTCCTCCTGTTGCTCCAGTTGTTCCTTGTGCTCCAGTTGCTCCTTGAGTTCCTGTTGTACCTACTGTTCCTTGTGCTCCAGTAGCACCTTGAGTACCATTTGTACCAGTAATACCTTGTCTACCTTGTACCCCTTGTGCTCCAGTTATACCTTGTGCTCCAGTAGTTCCTTGAGTACCATTAGTACCAGCAGTTCCTTGTGCACCTGTTGCTCCTTGTGTACCAGTTGTACCAACAGTACCTTGTGCACCTGTTGCTCCTTGTGCACCAGTATTTCCAGTAGTACCTACAGCACCTTGTGTTCCAGTAGTACCTTGTGCTCCAGTTATACCTTGAGGACCTATTGCGGTACTAGGAGATATATCTATGTAAGTACCGGTTGGAGTAGATACTGTTGTTGAGCTATTTGTCCAAGTTGTACTTGGTGAGTTTAAAACTGCATATAATGAACCATAACCAGTATATGTACTGAAGTTTCCATAGACTTCATATGAAGTAGTACTAACCTGGACAACTCTGATTGTAGAAGGAGACGCACTGTTAGTTCCTAATGATGTATTTCTAAAGGCTAATCCATCACCATAAAAACCACCTTGATTACTAGAACCATTAGATGTTTTAAAATATAATTCAGTAACTTGGTTTTGAGTAGTATCAGCATTATAACCACTTTTAGCTACAATTTGAATGTAAAGTGATTGTCCTTGTTGCGATGTAGACCAAGTACCAAGTTTGATCCAAGAAGCTGATCCTGCGGTTTCGGGTAGTGCATAAGAAGTAGCACCTGTAATACCCTGGATGCCTTGTGTTCCAGTAGTTCCTTGTGCACCAGTAGTACCTTGTGTACCAACTGCACCCTGCGTTCCAGTAGCACCTTGAGTACCTACAGCTCCTTGTGTACCTGTTGCTCCTTGGGCTCCAGTAGTTCCAGTAGTTCCTTGTGCACCAGTAGCACCTACAGTTCCTTGTGCTCCAGTTGTTCCTTGTGCACCAGTATTTCCAGTAGTTCCTTGTATTCCTGTTACTCCTTGAGATCCAGTAGCACCTTGAGTACCTGTTCCTCCAGTAGCACCAACAGCTCCTTGTGTACCTGTTGTTCCTTGGGCTCCAGTAGTTCCAGTAGTACCTTGAGATCCTGTTGCACCTACAGTTCCTTGTGTTCCAGTTGTACCTTGTGCTCCAGTGTTACCAGTAGTACCTTGTGCTCCAGTAGCACCTTGTGCTCCAGTTCCTCCTGTTGCTCCAGTAGTACCTTGGGTACCAACAGCTCCTTGTGTACCTGTTGCTCCTTGTGCACCTGTTGTTCCGGTTGCACCTTGAGATCCTGTTGCACCTACAGTTCCTTGTGTACCTGTAGTTCCTTGAGCACCCGTATTCCCAGTTGTTCCTTGTGCTCCAGTAGCTCCTTGCGAACCAGTAGCTCCAGTTGTTCCTTGTGTACCAGTAGTACCTACAGTTCCTTGAGCTCCAGTAGCACCCTGTGCACCTGTTGTACCAGTAGTTCCTTGTGCACCTGTTGCGCCTTGTGCACCGGTTGTACCTTGTGTACCAACAACTCCTTGTGTTCCTGTTGTACCTTGTGCTCCAGTAGCACCTTGTGATCCGGTAGCTCCAACTGTACCTTGTGTTCCAGTAGTACCTTGAGCACCTGTTGTACCAACTGTACCTTGTGTTCCAGTTGTTCCTTGTGCACCAGTAACGCCTTGTGTACCTGTTGTTCCTTGTGCACCTTTATCACCAGTAGTTACAAAAGATACTATAATGTCTTCAGCATTTGTAAATGGTGATGCAGCAGAAAATGCTTGGTTAGTGACAGTTAATGTCCACCAACCTGTATTATTAGTTAATGCTGATATCTGGAATAATAGGAATTGAGTTGCATCTGTTCTATTTGCAATTCTAACATATCCTTTTATAGCTGATGATACAGCATTAATTGTATTTAAAAATGAATCTATATTTGCACCTTGATCCGTAGTAGAATCAATATACATCGCAGTAGCAACGTTTTCAGTTGCGTTATTTAATCGTACTTTACCAGTACCAGGATCTGATGCTGCTGTGGAAGTATCGTAGGTGTAATCAAACGTAGCACCACCAAATGAACCATCATTTCCTTGTGTTCCTGTTGTACCTTGTGCACCAGTTGTACCTTGTGTTCCTGTAATTCCTTGTGCTCCAGTTGTACCTTGTGTACCAACTGCACCCTGTGTTCCAGTAGTTCCTTGTGCTCCTGTTCCTCCTTGTGCACCAGTAACGCCTTGTGTACCCTGTGTTCCAGTAGTTCCTTGTGCACCAGTAGTACCAACGGTACCTTGGGCTCCAGTTGTACCTTGTGAGCCGGTTGCTCCAGTACCACCTTGTATACCTTGTGCTCCGGTAGTTCCTTGTGAACCAGTAGCACCAGTTGTACCTTGTGTACCGACGGTTCCTTGTGACCCAGTAGCTCCTTGTGCTCCAGTTGTACCTTGTGTACCGACTGTTCCTTGAGTTCCTGTTGTACCTTGAGCTCCAGTTGTACCTTGAGAACCAGTAGCTCCGGTTGCACCTTGAGATCCTGTTGCTCCTGTTGTTCCTTGTGCTCCAGTGTTTCCGGTTGTTCCTTGTGTACCAACTGTTCCTTGTGCTCCAGTAGTTCCTTGTGCTCCAGTAGTTCCTTGTGAACCTACAGCACCTTGAGTACCAGTAGTTCCTTGTGCTCCAGTAGCTCCTTGTGAACCAGTAGCTCCGGTTGCACCTTGAGATCCTGTTGCACCAGTAGTACCTTGAGCTCCAGTAGCACCTGTTGTTCCTTGTACTCCAGTTGCGCCTTGTGAACCAGTAGCACCTTGTGTTCCAGTAACTCCTTGTGTACCAACAGCTCCTTGTGTACCTGTTGATCCTTGTGCTCCAGTAGCTCCTTGTGAACCAGTAGCACCAGTAGCACCTTGTGAACCAGTAGCACCAGTTGTACCTTGTGAACCAGTAGCACCAGTTGTACCTTGTGCACCAGTTGTTCCAGTTGTACCTTGGGTTCCTGTTACTCCTTGTGCTCCAGTAGTACCTTGTGTTCCAGTTATACCTTGTGCACCTGTGGTTCCTTGAGCTCCAGTTGCGCCTTGTGTTCCTACTGTACCTTGTGTACCAGTAGTACCTTGAGCACCAGTAGTTCCTGTAGTTCCTTGGGTTCCAGTTGTACCTTGTGCACCTTGTAAACTTAAATTATTTCTATATCTTAAATCACCATCTGCTGTTAATACAACAATATTGGTTTCTGTTGTTCCTGAAGGGATTGAAGTAAAAAGGGCTGTAGAGCCTGTAATGCTAGTTGTTACATTTAAAGAATTTAGGGCAGCATTAGAGCCCGATACTATGACTTTTTTCCAATTTGGCATTTATATGTTTATTACGGTTGGTTGCACAGAATATGCTGTGTCCACTTCCCTTTTGGGCCTATAATACAGTAATAAATATATTATTGTTTTTTCCTGGTTAAAGTTTTTGCGTCTTCATGTTGAATCATTTGTTGGAGACCCAATATTTTTGCTTCTTCTTCAGCTTTAATCATTTGGGTAATTTCATCTAACTCCTGTTCTAGTTTTATCTGAATAGAAGCACAAAATTTAGCATCACGTCCTTGAATAGGAACGGTTTCAAGTGCTTGTCGAATAAAATTTAATTCGGCGTGGGAAAAATCTACAGAAAATAAGTTCATATTTTATTATTTAGTCAGTTCTAGATATTGTTCTTGCAATTTAATGACTAAATTATATAAAGATTCTAAATCTTCTCCAAGGAAAGTTGTACGTTTAATCATAGAAAGTAAAACTTCTATTTCTTGTTTAGAAAGTTGATTTGGAGATACTTCGGGTTGTTGAGGTTTTGGGGTAATTCTGTCTAGAATGCTCATAACAATTAATTTTAAAAAATAGGGGTAGACCTTAGTCTACCCCATTTAATTATATTTTTATTAAGAATAGATAAATATGTCTCCTGTTGATGTATTAACATGAATATTACCAAATCCATTACTTGCACCACCATATATTGGAGCGGCTGATGGAGCAGATGTTGATGTTTCGGTTGTGGTTACAAAAGCTGCTGCTGTATATGAAGGAGAAGAGGCGTTGAATGATGATGTGAAACCCCAACGGTTAATTGAGTTTTCATATGCAAATAATTCACCTACGTTTTGAGTAGTTTGTTGAACAACAATACCACCATCGCCAGCTGTTGTTGAGCCTGAAGCAAACAATACGAATCTATCTGCTACTTCTAAGTTAGTTGTTTGTTGGAATGAAGCTGTACCTTGTACTACTAAATTACCAGTTAATACTTGGTTACCTGTTACTGTTAAAGTGGTACCATCAAACTGTAGATTAGATTCACCGTTAATTGAACCACCACCTGTTGCTGTTAATACGTAATTGTTAGTATTATTAGTAACATTGTTAGCAATACTTGAAACAGTAGCTGCTAATGAAGCACTTACTGCATTTAAAACATATGATGCTGTAGTAGCAGTAGTAGCAGATGTAGCAGTAGTAGCAAACGAAGCACTTACAGCATTACTAGCCCAACTTGCAGTACCATTAACATTACCAAGTAATGAACCTGTAAAGTTAGTTGATGAAATTGAAGTAATACCTGTAATAGTAGTAGCTAATGTTAAACTATCAGTACCTTCAACCGCTAAATTAGTACCAGCTAAATCTGTTAATAAGTTACCATAAGTAACATATTTGTTAGCACCATCATTGATAAAGAATTGATCAGTACTAGTTAAATCAGTTTTAGCAGTGGTTGGGAATATAGGAGTTGCGGTAACACCTGTTAAGCCAGCACCATTACCAAAGAATGAACCACTAAATGATCCTGAAAGGCTTGAGTTAGCTCCTGATAATTGTAATGATGTAGTACCTGTAATTGCTGTGCCATTATCAGTTAATGAGGAGTTTGCAAATGCTGTACCTGTCCATTTTGTAAGAGCATTAGTACTTAAAGCAGATGCACCACTTACTGCTACTGTTGCGGTAGCACCACCATCATAAGTAAATGCTGTAATACCAGTACCTTGGGTTAAATCAGGTAAATTAGTAGTACCAACAAAAGTACCTGTAAATGAACCACTAAATGAACCAGAGTGAGATAATCCTGATGCAGCAGTAGTTGCTACGATGTTTCCGGTACCATTAACTGCTGTAGATGATAAGTTACCTGTACCACCACCAATTACTACCTGACCGGAAGTTAAATTGTCTACTTGTAAAGATGATAGATTTGCTGCACTACCCGAGACAATGACTTTTTTCCAAGTTGCCATATTATTTTTTTATTTAGTTGTTTTATTATACATATGTTACCTCTAATCAAGGCCAATAAAAAATGATGAAGATGTGAAATAAATTCCACCGTTTGGAGCAGGACCTACAAGCTCCTGAGATTGGGTAGAGAAGATTACTATCCCACTTTGAGATACTGCTAAAACAGTAGTATTATTTGCATTTTTAATGAGAAAAATATCATTAGAATCACTCTTTACGAATAAAGAACCAGTTATAGATGCTGAGCCTGTAACATCTAAAGATCCGGTTATGATAGGGGAAAATAATCTCATTAATATATTTTGTTATAAATATTATACAAATGACCCTGATCTCCAGGCACCATTCATCCACATATAAAGGAGATATTGACCTCCTACAGTTGCAGGAACAATTTCTCCATCTGTACCTATCCATAAAGGAGCAGCTGATTGAGTGGTTGGGAGTACTATAGAGCCGGACATTCTTACTTTAAATGCATCTCTACGAGTACTATCACTAGTACCATTACCTACAATCATTAAAGAAGTTGCATCTCCATGTCTATTATATTGACCTTGAACATGCTGAAATGAACCTGAGGATATAGTAGCAAGTCCTTCAGCGTGAGAAGCTTGACCTAAAGCATATGTTTGATAACCTTCGGTATGTGAATGTTGACCTAAAGCTACTGTTTGATAACCTTCAGCATGTGAATACGAACCTGAGGATATAGATTGTTGACCCTCGGCGTGTGAAAATGTTCCTCTAGCTATAGTAAACCATCCTTCAGCATGGGAATGACTTCCTGATGCTATAGTAGCAAATCCTTCAGCATGAGACGCATATCCTATAGATTCATTACTGTTTCCTTCAGCATGAGAAAAATCACCAGAAGAAATAGTATTAACCCCTTCAGCATGAGACGATCCTCCTTGAGAAAGGGTTTGTTGACCTTCTGCATGTGAATTTTCACCTATAGAAATTGTACCTGTCCCTTCAGCATGTGAATAACTACCTGAAGCTATAGTAGTTAATCCTTCAGCATGGGATGAATTACCTTTAGCAGCAGTTTGAAAACCCTCAGTATGTGAGAAAAGACCAGAGGCTGAAGTAAAGGAGCCTTCAGTATGGGAACCTGCTCCTTGTGCTGTAGTGTTTTGACCTTCAGCATGAGAGTTAGTTCCTAGTGCTAGTGTTTGAGCACCCTCAGCATGTGAAAAAGCACCTAATGTTGTATTAGTATTTCCCTCAGCATGGGAAGCATATCCTGAAGCAAGGGATTGGTATCCTTCAGCATGAGAATAATCAATTGAAGCTGTTGTATTATACCCATGTTGAAAACTTGCAATAGTATGATTGTATTTAAAATCAGGTGATGCTCCTAATGCACTTGCACTATTAAATAATATTTGAGTGTCGCTACCAGGAACAGTAACAGATCCACCACCTGAACCAAAGCCAGCAGCAGCAGCTGATGATGAAATAAATGTTGGGTCAACATATGAAGCTGTTGATGCGTATGAAGCACTTATTGTATTTTGAACATATGAAGCTGTTGATGCATATGAAGCACTTATAGCGCTTATAGCATTTGTAATACTTCCACTAAAATAAGAGGCTGTTAAAGCAAATGAAGCACTAGTAGAACTAAATGCATATGAAGAAGATATAGATCCATTATTTTGTAAAGCACCTCCTACAGATACAACTGCGGTTCCACTTTCTAAAGTAGGGAATGTTATAGTAACAGTAGTATCATTTGTTAGATCTATATTTTGAGGAATCATTTCATCAAAATTAGTATCATATACTTGTACAAGAACGTAACGAGTATCTAAATTATGAATTACTACCCAAGTAGATTGATTTGTAAATGATTGTGTATAATTACTACTATATAAATTACTAATAAATGATGCTGTTGCAGCATATGAACTTGATATAGTATTTAACGCTAATGAAGAAGAAATAGCATATGAAGCACTAGCAACATTATTTATAGTTATTGGAAATGTTGATCCGTCTCCTTTAGTAAAGGTAATAACAGCATTAGTAGAGGAAGCAGTTATAAGTAAACTTCCTGTATCTGCATTACCAGCACCAGCATTTAAAGCATAGGAAGCAGTTAAAGCAAAGGATGAAGTACCAAATAACGAACCCGTTATATTATATGATCCTGATCGTAACTGTTCCGGTTTAATTAATGACATCTTATTTTCCTTGTGCTACGTATTTTTTAACGTAATTTTTACTATTTTTACTTTTACTTGTTTTAGACTTTGCATGAATGCCTGGTCTTTTTTTTCTTGATTTTTTAATAAATGAAACTGCTGCTTGTGCTTTTGCTTTTGCCATTTTAAACTATTTTACGTTAACTATTAAATTTACCAATTGCTACAACTTCGTCTTGAAGGTCAAAACTATATCCTAGTTCATTCGGATCAATTACTAAAGTTGTTAAATTATTTGCACCATTTACGGTAAAGGAAACTATTGCTGTATTTTCTATCAATGCACCATTACAAAATATAGAAAAATTATTTATTGATGTTGCTGGAAGACCTGAAGGGGCTGATAACCAACCACTAGCAAATGTTACTGTAATTGGATCTACATAAGTTCCTAATTTTTGTATGTTGGTATTTATGTAAGTAAGCACGGCAGGGTTTATATAATTTATTACAAGTTGTTGGTCATCAATAAATATAGGAGAAAGTTTTTTAATTGGTTTTGGAATTTCTGATAGGCTATTAACTGTTTCTAATCCAATAACTACTTGAGCTTTACTATTATATTTTTTTATTGCTGTTACGTCTTTTTGAATTGTATCTGGGACAATATAACCAAATAGTTTGATAGTAAAAGTGCCTTTTATAATGCGATTTGAATTATCAGACATTTCAATCGCGGTACTATATGAATCAATAGAGGCTTTAAATTTAAAGCGCTCAGGATCACCCCAATATGAATCAGATGCGTAATTAATTGCTTCAATTATTTTATTCATCTGCTCAACATAATACGTTTGAATAGCACACGTATACGTTAAATTAACGTAGTCAGGTACTACATTAACAACAAATTGCTTTACAGGAATTCGATTTGTTAATACGTTAAAATTCGAATAATCATTTTTTGGATTGTATGTTTTAGCCCAAGCAGTATATAAATTTGGATGATTTGCATCTAATTTGTTTGTAAGAGAACGATTTTTTTCTAATGTATCTCTTTTAAACATAATTAGTGGGGCCATTATAGCACCATTTTTATCTTTATAATATCCATCTTTTTGTACTGATTTCCATTTTTCAGGTGAACCATATATTACAGGTACTTCAATTCTAGTACCATTTTGATATACAAATGGACGTATTACATTTTGAAAGTAATACATTATTGCCTCATCAATATCCTGTAATCCTACAACAAATTGTTTGTAAGTATCATCTTTTACAGACATTTGTTCAGAACGATTGAATGGTATTCCGCTTTGATCGTTTGCTGTAAATTGATTAAATTGAGAAGGTATGTTAGGATTACCTAAAGACTCTCCCGATTCAGGGAACACATATGGTTCTATCTGACTATTTTGGATCTCTAATTGAGATTTTGGGTTAGGTTTTCTTGCTGATGGCATGTTTTATAGTCTTTCTCTTGTAATCTGTACTTTATCTGCAGGAACATAATGTGCGGTACAAATAATTGAATAGTTTGAACCATAATTATCTAATCCTGGATTTATTGGATTTTGTTCATATGGGTATGCTGGGTCTTTTCCAACAAATAATTGGTTATCGTTTACATTATCAACTTCCCAATATGATTCATTCCACATTATTATATCTCCTACTTCAGGTAATATATCTGCTCCGTAAGGTGTACCATCATAATTAGCTATATCAGGACCACCACCAGAATTAACAGGATTTTTACCACGTAAATCATCACGTAAAAATCTAAATGTCATAGGACGATCAAAGCTTACACCAAAATCATCTACTGGGGAAGCATTGTCACCTCTTTCAATTAAAACATTAAGTAAAACAGGACCATTGTAATATTTAGCACCTGCTGCTTCACCATAGATATTTACTTTGGTTTGTTCTGAAATTAATTGGTAATAGGCACATTGTTGGGAAATAATATCCCACATTAGCTCACGGCTAAGGCCTCTAAATAGGGAAACATCACGTTGTGTACCAAATAATGCCATATTATCCTATAAAAATTGTCATTGGAACATCTCCAAGTATATTTCTTTGACTTTCTGCTTCAGCTGCTTTGTTTTCAAGTAAAGTTTTACGCGAAGTTGTATCAAAATATGCTCGTAAACGTTCAATTAGTGATGTTCTTTCACTGGTTGCGGCTGCAATTAAATCTCCTTGATTTAATGTAATTTCAGATCCTGGAATTGGGACTGTAGTATATTTTCCACGGACATATCCTAGCATTTCTTTTGTTAAAGCTAAAGCATATTCAAATATCCATGAACGACCAATTGAATTTATTTGAGAATAAACCGGGTTTTCATAAGGTACATTAGAAGCATTAGTAATTAAACTTTGCCCCTGGCTATCTAGGTAAGGTTGATTTCTATCAGACTCTAGAATATATTGAAACCATAAATCATGATAATGTACTATAGGAATTGGGAAGATTTTTAATTGGTTGTTTACCAATTCAAAGGTATATTGTGATTTACGAATTTGATCATTAAACTCAATTGCTTGAATTTTCTGTAAGTCATAGTTGATTGGCATTAACATAAAGTTAATAGCAGGTGAATATGAACCCCAACCAAAACTATCAAGCATTTGCATCATACCTGTACCTGTACCAGCATATGGATCAAAATATCGCATAATTGCAGGTGGTGCTTCATAATAGATGCGTTTAATTTCAATGCGGCCTTGAATTCCATTATCAACAGCCCATTTATTCATATCATATTCTTGTTGACCAGCTGTTAATCTGATTGAGCCTGATCTGTATGTTACAGTACCTCCAACACCTGCTTCTTCTCCATATTGTTGAGATAAGCGAACAATAGAGGCCATGTTTTCTTGTACAACTTGGTTATTTCCTGGTTGGATAGTTGTAGGAGCACCTTGAAAAGATAATAAATTTTCTGCTACTTGATAAGCATATAATTCATTTCCATAAGTTGTTACAGCATCTTCAAGTGCAGTATAAAAGTTTATATCTTGTAATTCAACTTCAACTAAAGGATACCCCAAACGCTGTGCAGCAAATTTTGAAAATTTATCAGCATCGGATTGGAATTGAGGATCAGCATCATAAAACCCAAATGGAGTATCTCCGGGTTGGAATGAACTAGATCCAGGCCATATTGGAATATTCATAATATTTTAATTAAGTTGTTGCTATAAAATATTCAATTTTAGCATCAGATCCTGATGGAATAATTGAAACACTTGATATATTTTCTAGAATAAGAGCATTGTCTATACTTCCTGTAAATTGGCTAGTAGATATATAAAATGAGCTACCTGTAGCTACCATAAAGCTTGCTTTAGATAAAGAAGCAGATACCATTAATTTTATAGGAACTAATGAATCGTTTGTAATTCTAGCGTATTGAAGACTACTTGTAGTAAAAGTACCAGCCCCAGGGTTTTCACTTAAATTAAATATTGAAGTTTGAGATCCAGAAGGACAATTCATTACTCTAGTATCAACATAGTTGATATTTGGAAGAGTTGAAAACACATTTGTTTTTTGTGTTGGGGAATTTGGTAAAGTAATTTCTTCTGTTATAGTTACATATAGATTAGCCATCTCTAGTTTTTGTTATAAATATGGCTATCCTCTAAATGATTTGTATACCTCTAAAATATCGTCTACTATTGGATGTCTGTGATTTTTTTCTAATGTAACTACTTCAAATCCAGGCACTTCTTTCATATGTTTACATACTACATCAAAACCGGATGTTTTCTTATCTCTTAAGTCAATTTGGGCGCCATCTCCACAGAAAATCATTTTACTACCTGAACAAATACGGGTTAAAAGAAGTTCTGTTTGATTGTCTGTTAAGTTTTGTGCTTCATCTACTACAACTAAACAATCAGTAAAGTTTCTACCTCGCATAAATGATACAGGTACAATTTCAATTTCACCATCTGCTATACATTTTTCGATTTTATCTTTATTGTATAAACGGTGCATATTTTCATACACTGGGGCAGTAAATGGAGCGAGTTTTTCGTTAACATCTCCTGGTAAGAAACCAATGTCTTGTCCTGCTACTACAGTTGGTCGTGTAATAATAATTTTTTCAATTTCACGACTAAACAATAAATCAAGTGCTACGTTAGCTGCTAATAAAGATTTACCAGAACCGGCTTTACCACGTAATATGGTTACTGTATTGGTTAAGATTTTAGATTTAGCGGATTTTTGTTCTTCATTCAATTGAATATTGAATTTAATAGGACCTTTTGGTTTTCTTTTTGCTTTAAATACTTCCTGCGCTTCAGGAGTTCTGTTAAAATCTGTCATATAACTATATTTGCTAATAAATATTGAGAGAAAATAAAAAAGCCTGGCTTTCGCCAGGCTCTTCGTGTTTCTATTTACTTAAATCTTAAAGAAGACCTAAGTTAGAGATAAAGATACGACCAAAGAATTCAGGACGGATCATTTTCTTAGCGTAACGAGTCAAGAGACCTTTACGTGGAGTAAATGTTTCTGGATCGTACACAAGAGGCGTCATGATTAATGGTACATATGGAGGTTACGATGAAGTTTGCACCACCACGTAAAGTCTTTTGGTGAATTTTGTTAGAAACTTTCTGCATTTTAGTACCTAAAGTTTGGAACCACTGACCTTGTGTGTTGTAGAAACCTAAATCATCGTATCCTGTTTTAGCAGCATTTAATGCTTGGTTGTTTTGTACATTCCAGTACTCATCCCATGCAGATGCATCTTGGATCAACATATCCAATACTTCAAGATCGATTTCTAATGCGATATACTCGCTCATGATTGAAGTTAATTCAGCTTCAGCATCCAAAGATTGGTATGCGTTCAAATCTTGAGCGAATTCTGGTGTCCATTGTGCTTTTAACTTACGAGTTTTAGCAACAATAGCCTCAGATTTCATTTGGATATTGATTTGCGGAATTGCTAATTGATCAGCAGATGTAGAATCAGCGTTAGGATAACCACCAGCTTGAGGAGATGATGTATTTAATCTATCTTCAAAATCACCACGGTTGTTATCAACTGGTTGGATGTTGTAGTACAAACGGTTAGTACCACCAAATGGAACATTAGCTGCACCTACAGCACCGTTAAAGATAAATGATGCAGTATTGTTAGCAACTGTAGTAAATTGTGGTAACAACAACGCGTTAGTAGCAGCAGTTAATGCTGAACCTGAAGCGATAACGAATGCACGAACACCTTTAGAATCGTAGTTAAGTACAGTTGTTAATGGAACATCAACACGTGTATATGACTGAGAAGTTAATAAGTATTCAGCACCATATTGTAAATCATCCCAAGAAGCTGTAGCAACAGTTACGTTAGTAATAGATGCAGAGAATTGGTTGATTGAGTAAGCAAAACGACCTGCACCGTAAAGACCTTGTGAAGGATCATTTGCAGCACCTGGGTTTGTGTTACCATACATAGATGAAGTAGCACCATAAGTGTCACCACCAGGACCAAAGTTTCCAAGAGGAGCAACTTTACCGCTAGGATCACCATATTGGAAATCTAAGAAGAATACAAGACCAGAAGGCAAATTCATTGGTTGTACAGAAACGAATTCTTTAGTTGACAAAGAACCGAATACTTTACGTACCAATGGAAGAGCTACACCAGCCCACTGCTCACCTTGACCTACTTGGAAGGTACCACCATTAATGTTGGTAGAAGATTGCTCAACAACAAGTTGTTTTGCTTGGTTTTCGAGGATCAAAGCCATGTTGTTTTTCTCAACTTCGCTGTTCAATCCTTCTAAGAGACCCGTTTTGCCCCATTTTGCGGCCATACGAGCTGCGTCGCTTTGCATGTTTTTCCAACTGCCAGCTGCGCTTTCTAAAAGAGAATTAATGTTTGACATTTTCTGTTTTTGTTTTTGTTTAAAAATTATAAAGTTTCAAACACCATCTTAACTTCACCTACAGTTGTTGCTTTGTCAAAAGAACTTAACACTTTCACTTTTTGGTTTTCGTTTAAGTTTTTAGCTTTGAAGATTTTATTTGTATAAAGCAACTTAGCATTTAACAAATTGATTTCATTCAATTCGGCTTTCAAAGATTCGATTGCAGAGTAAGCTTCTTCGAGTTCTTCTTTAAGCTTTTTCTTATAATCTGTTTCTTTTTCGTCTTCAGCGGTGTCTTTTTTCTTAGGACCTTTACCGTGACCTTCTTTTTCTTTTTTCATGTCGTCACGTTTTTCGTCGCCTTTATTTCCACCATACTTTTTAGCCTCTTCTAAAGAATCAATTTCTTCCATTTCTTCGATTTCGCGAAGTAATTCTTCTAAATTAATTTCTTCTTCATCTTCAACTCCTACTTCTTCGGCTTCCTCTTCTTCACCACCTTCGTGGCCAGCTTCGAGTTCGCCTGCTTCGATCATGTCCTTAATAACATCTTCAATCATTGATTTAAGATCCTCATCGGTCATGTCTTCGAGGTCAAGTGGTTCACCTTCGTCTTCACCTTCTTCTGATTCTTCTTCAGATGCTTCAACATCTTCTTCTTCCTCTTCTTCGGCTTCGTTTAAGGCTTCTTCCACATCTTCCTCTTCTTCTAGTTCTAGCTCGCGTAAAAGCTCTTCCAAATCAAGTTCATTTATGTCATCTGCGTCGTTATCTTCAGTTTCGTCAAGAGCTTTTTCGTCCATCGTGCTGAATCCAACATTGCCTTCTGCTCTGCTTTTTCCAAATCCTTCTTCTTCAAGTTTAGATTTTTCATCTTCAGATTTACCATATGTTTCTTCAAGTTCTTCTTCTTCGAGTTCCATTTCTTGAAGTTTTGCGGCAAACATAGCATGCATTTGAGGTGTGAAGGCTTCTTGTAGAGCTGCTTTTGCATTTGCGATAGCGGTTTCTTTAACAGCTTTAGCATCTGCGATTGCTTCTTTAAGCAAATCTCTGTTTGTTGCCATTTTTCCTAAATTATTTGTTGGGAAAGTACGTTTATTAAGAAACGTAATAGAATTTTTTATATCGATGCCACATAAGATGTGAGGGGGGTGGCATATTCGAATTATATGTATGTAGCAAACACGTTAAAGTCGCAGAGAAAAAAAAAGCCCTCAAAAAGAGGGCCAATTTTCACCGGTTTGCAAATCGTTATAGTATAGGACACGAACCTTTAGCACATAAAATTTCGGTAATAATTGAATTTGTGCGTGCGTATTCGTTTAAATATGTTGTTCTTGATTCGTTTAAAGCACCATTTTTCATCCATGAATCTGGGTTAGATGGATTAGAAACTAAGTCCCAAGTAAGTAATTCAAAGTCGTCTTGTACTTCCATTACCTCACCCATTTGTTTAAGTGAACCCATTCCACGAGAAGAAATACCAATGATCAGGCCATTTTTAACCAATGCACCTGCAATGCGACCTGATGTAGTACCTAAGTCGCCCATATCAGAGAATATTTCTACTTTACCCCAAATTTCATCTCCTCTCCACCATACTTCACGTATAGCATGTGATGCGTTTTTAAGGTTAATTACTTGTGAATCAGGATGGTCCAACTCACCTACCGTTTCGGTAGATTTCATTTGGATTTTGCGTGTAAAGTTGTCGATTTCACGCTCCCACAATTCACGTTTGTAATAGCGACCATTTCCATTTTTTACCTCTACAGTAGCCAATATCCCTTCAACAAAAACGTTACCGTTTTTGCTCATCCCCTCAACCAATTTCATTGGTTTTGGATCAAAATGTCTGGTTTCTATTAAAAGTTGCTTGTTCATATTAATAATCCATTCCGTCCATTTTACCTTCTAGATCATTGCGTAACATGTTTTTCATGTCTAGGGAAATGTTGTTATAGTTGTCAAGGATTGAATCAATGCTTTCTCCAGCGTCGTAACGATTTTCAGCCATCATTTTTTCAACTTTTTTACGAGCTACCTCTAGTTTTTTAATGTCTTTTTCAAGTTCTTTAACTTTTTTCTTGTCAGTTAAGGCTTTCATATCCTCATCCTCGTCAAGTTTTGTAAGTTTAGAACGTTTATGGTCAATTAGATCGTCAATTTTAGCTAATTTATTTTGTAGAACTTCGTGTTCTGCTTCTTTATTGATATCAGCTAAATCTTTTTCAACACTTTCACGCAAAGATAAAGATGTATGATTTCTTAAAATGGTTAAGATTTCATCTCTTTCTAGTCCCATTTCTTTCAAATAATCAAATGCATCTCCTTTAGACATTCCTTTTATTTGATCTAAATAGTCTTCAACATCTAAAAGATCGTCTTGACCACTATATTCATTATCATCAGAATAATGAGCTACATTTTTATCATCACTATATGATATAGGAAGATCTACAGGAAAAGATTTAACTTCAATATCATTGTCAACAACACCAAGAGAAGCTTCATTTGTTTCTTTTGGTAATTTTTCGTAATTTGGGTTAGGAACCTTCAATACAAGACTACCATTTTTATTTAAAGTGGCATTGCTAAGTACTTTATACAATTCAGCAACACCTTCTCTTGTTGGAAGTTGTTTTTCTCCTGAGATATTGTTTGCATCAGTTAAAAAGTTTTTAAAATCTGATGGGATATCTAGGTTAAGTTTATTTAAGTTATCTGTAGTTTTTCCTATGTTCTTAGCAGATGTTGGAACCAATCTAGCACGAATAGCAAGTGTAATGTTTTCTGGATCAGATGGGCTTCTAAGGATTCTTAAGTGTTGGTTTTTAGTAAGTGAGTCTACTATAGAAGGGTCAACATAAGACATTTTGAAAGGTTGAGGTTCTCTTTCACCTCTTTCTTTATCACTTTTTACAGGATTAATGTTTACTAATTGATATGCTTCTTCTAATTCAGAATCAATAATTTCGCGAATTACTTCACGTAATTTAGTTTCTTCTTCATTAAAGCCTTTTGTCCAACTATAATCACGTACATCTTTTTCTTTAAGTCTATCTCTTAATCCTTCTATGCCTTTAGTTTTTTTAATAGAATCAATTACTAAAGGACTAACCCCCATTTGCATTAATTTTGATACGATATCTGATTCATCTTCATCATCTTCATCAGTATAGTACATTTGGGATTCATTTAAATCACCATATCCAGATGATTTGTATTTACCTTTAGCTTCTTTTGGCTCACCTAAACCAGGTGCGTCAACTACATATCCTAAATCTTTAACACCAAATTGACCATTTTTTGTATAGTAAATTGGATCTTTTGCTAAGTTTTTAAATACGATGTCTTTAAGTTCTTGCATCGTCTTATCAGCATTTTTAGGATCTTTCATTTCAGTATAATAACCTGTCATAATTTGATCAAAGATCATATTATCAGGATTTTTATCGTCTGAGTTATCATAGTTATGGGCAAGATCTTCTTCTACAGGCTTAGAAACTTTTTTCTCTTCTGCTTTAACTTTTTCGTCTTCGTTTTTCTTTTTAGCTTCAGCTAAAAACGCTTCAAAAGCAGTTTCATAAGATTCTTTTTTAGGACGATCCATCATAGCAGGCATCACAGAAATTACATTTTCTGAGATGATATTTTTAGTTTTGAGTGATGCTACTGCTTCATCAAATGTAGCAGCATTGCGTACAATATGAGGGAATTCGCGTTTTGCCTCTGCAAGGAAAACACCAACGTGTCCTTTACCTTCTTTGATTAACAAATACTGATCTTGTAATGTCTTTTTCATTAGTTTTCTGATAAGAGTTGTTTTATTTCTTTTAAATAGCTTAAAACTATTTCAATTGGTTTATTGATATCATATGAACCAGCATTTCCACCATATAATTCAATAGTTTCATTTTTTGCATTTGAAACAAGTGGTTGAATTTCGTTCATTAAGTTCTCAATTTCATCCAACGAAGCGATACGTCTTTTTTGAACGTCATTCATTTCGTTTAATGTATCGTCTTCCCAAAGTTGCTTAACTTCTAGACCAGACCCTTTAATTTTTTTAGGTACTAGTTTATATTTAAATTGTTTTACGTAAGCATTATCTTTTACACCTTCGGAACCAGCACTTGGACCCATTCCTAAACTAGCTCCAGGACCTTCGTTTACTTTTTTAAATGCTTTTTTAGTTGACATTCCTATACTATTGCCAGGAACAGCAGTAGCGCCACCTACATTAGTGGCATTCATTTCTTTAAGTTTTTTACGAATTATGCCTTTAATTTTTTCCATTTACAGTTTCTAACTCGTTGATTAAATCATAATACTGTAACAAGTCAACCAAATCATTGTCGGTAATTTTAGCGGTTTTAGCTGGTACCTGGATAATATTAATAATTTCGTTGATTTTAATCTTGGTTACTTCGTTTTTGGTTTTAGCATTTAATGTAGCTAGTTCTTCTTTGATTTCAACTACTTTAGCAGTATAAAATTCTTTTAAACGTGGTTTATTGTCAACCGAAGTAATAAATTCTTTAAGAATTTCTTTTTGACGTGGGTGTAAATCGTTATATTTTGTATTAAAACTTTCTAATACCATCTTGTATGCTAAAAAGCGAACGTCTTTATCAGCCTTTTCAAATTCACTCATTACCTCATCACGTACTTTACTTTCAGCAATTTTAGCAGCAGTTAAATGCTCTAAAATAGTTACTTTATTTGTAATAGCTTGATCAGGATCAATAGTATGTTGAGCACTAGCAATTTCAGTCAACGTATAGAATGCAGCAAACATTTTATAGTTTGGTAACTTGTGATTAAAAAACTCGTTTAAATCGTAGTGTTTTTGAATCTCGTTAATCAAATTATATTTTTGACGTTTAATAGCTCCTCTATTCAATGTTTTAGAAGATTCAATTAATGTATCTATTACAACATTTGCTTTACCTTCAGTTAATGATGTTCTTTTAAGTAACGTTTCATATAACTTATACTCACGACCCAATTCCGACTTAACGAAATATTTTTTAAGTATATCTTTAGCCGGGGAATCCTTACCGTCCAGTGTATCTGTAGTAATCTGGCGAACCAAAAGTTCAAAGAGGATACCCGTATTTTTATACTTTGAATGTTTAACTTGCATTCTTGTAATATTTGTTTATTTATAAATATATAGAATTTCCTTACTCTCGTATCTGTGATTCATCTAATAATGAATTCCCTCTAATGTCTGATTCAAATATCATTTGTTTATGTTGATTTTTGATATTGTTGAACATTCTCTTGTTAGGATTTGGTTTGCCTTTGGTTTCAAGCGCTAATGGACTACCACCTTTATATTGAGGTCTAATTGAATCTGATTCGTCTCCGTCTTTTTTAACGCCGTCTGTTCCAAGTCTATCTTTTCCAAGTGCATTGTCTTGTGTATTTTTATCAGTTACTTTTTCTTCAGGGCGACCTAAATCTTTATCCTCATCATATCCTAAAGGCACATTAGTTGCTTCATATCTACCTCTACCATACAAAGAAGCTAGATCATGTGGTGTACCATAAGATTTTCCAGTTTCAAGAGGGTCGTTACCTTCGTTTTCAATTTGTGCAATGCGGAATTTACGTTTAGCATCTTGTAAAAGCAAGTCTCTATATTCATCATATTGATCTTCACTCAAATGGAATAAGTTTTCATAGATCCAGTCAGTAGGTAGAATTTTATTTTCCATCATCTGAGTGGCTAGATCAACTTTTTCTTTCATCAATGCTACTCTTTCTTGATCGTAAATGATTGAAGGTGTAGTTAATGACAATTCAAAGTTTGTCATACTTTCGTCACGGTATCCTTGAGAATACAAGTGAACCAAAGCAATTTTAGTCAATTCAGATACAACAATACGTTGAATGCGCTCAATTGTACGTGCAAATCGAATATCTTCAGCAGCTAATGTAGCTTTACCTGTCAAATCTTTTTCGTAACCCATAAATGCTTTAGGCACCTTAAGGGCAGCAAATAATTTA